CCCGGTGGTGACGGTGTGTCTTTGATTAACACATCACACCCCATCGTGAACGGTACATTCAGCAACCAGTTGTCCACCGCTGCAGTTCTTTCACAGACCTCTCTGGAGCAGATGTTGATCCAGATTCGTCAAGCTGTTGACAACAACGGCAAGAAGATTCGTTTGGTGCCCCGTCAGTTGATCGTGGCTCCTGGCAACATCTTCCAGGCTGAAGTTCTGTTGAAGTCTGTATTGCGTACTGGTAACGCAAACAACGACATCAACCCCGTCAAGTCAATTGGCTTGTTGGATGAGGGTGCCGCTGTGTTGTCTCGTTTGACCTCTGCAACTGCATGGTGGGTTCAGACAGACGCTCCTGAGGGCTTCAAGCTCTTAATGCGTCGTCGTCTGGAGAAGACCATGGAAGGTGACTTTGAGACCGACACAATGCGTTATAAGGCGACTGAGCGCTATACCGTGGGCTTCACTGACCCACGCTGCGCATACGGTACACCTGGCGTGTAATTATCTGGGGGCGGGGAAACCTGCCCCTTCGTGCAATTCGTCAAGCTTTTCAAGGAGAAGACGATGCCTTTATTTTCAGACGACCTGTTTCTAGGCGCTGGTGCTACGTACATGGGTACGGGCACACAGTCAGCCACTGCTGTTATTTCTGCCACTATTTCTGGAAACGTCATGAGAGTTGCGCAGTATCTCTCAGGCGAGCCATTAAGCGTGGGTCAATACATTACTGGTTCTAGTGTTACAGCGAACAGCTATATCACTGTAATCAATCCTGATGAGAGCTATACACTCTCACAATCATCCACTGTAGCCTCCGCTGAGACGATGTACGCCGCTGGAAACGCCCTATTAGGCGACCCAGCCCCAATGTCATTAGGTGTTGGCCCTTTGGGACGTATGTACACCTGGGACACGATTCCACAGGCTCAACAAGCTGCAAATATTGCGCCATCGCAGACGCCGAATCAGGCTGGTAACTTAACGCTGTCAGCCGGCACATCAGCAATCACTGTGTATCGTTCAACAGGTTTGCCTGCAGTGCAGTTAGACGTTCCCCGTGCAGTTTCAATCACACAGGTTACAGGTGGTAATACTGTAGGCGTGACTGTTTCAGGTTTTGACTACTATGGTCAGTCCATGACACAGATCATTTCTAGCGCGCCTGCTGGCACTGCATCTACTGCTAAAGCGTTCTATCAAATCACTAGCGTGTACGTTGATGGTGCGACTGGTACAGCGGTTGTAGTGGGTACAACAAACGTGTTGGGCTTGCCAGTGCGTGTAATTGACGCTGGTTACATCGTTCGCGTTGGTTTTGCGGGTTACTTGGCTAATGATTCAGGCACATTTACCCCTGCAGACACAGCCACCGCAACTGCAGTAACAGGTGATGTTCGTGGAACCTATGTGCCTGATAATGCAAGCCCTAACGGCTCAAACCGTTTAGTGATGGCGATTGCTCTTCCCGCGATTGCGGTTGGTCCCAACAGTACCCGTATCGGTGCTCTTGGTGTAACCCAAGCCTAATAGGAGACAGACATGTCCGAATTCAAACCGATGGTGAAGATGTACACCGATGAGCCTTCAGTATCTTTGAAGCTCAAAAAAGGTGGAAAGGTGAAGGGCAAGCATCACGAGCATCATGGTCACAAAGCGATGAGCACACATCATATGCATGGAGCACATCATGCATTTGAGTCTGAGCATGGCGCATCGCCCAAGAAGCCAACTATGGCTGAACGCCGCAAGTCCATGAACCCTATGCAGTACAAGAAGGGTGGTAATGTTGCACACAAGGTTATGGGCGGTGCTATGCCTATGGCTCCCATGGGTCCAGGCGCATTAGGACAAATGGCTCCTGCGGCTCGTATGGCCCGTGCAGCGATGGTTCGCAAAGCTTTAACTGGCATGAAGAAAGGTGGCTCTGCAGGTATGGAGCACCACATCATGAAGCTGGAAAAAGAGTTGCATCATCATGAGAAGATGAAAGACTCTGAGCACGGTGGCAAGGCGCATGCAAAGCATGGCGGTCACATGCACCATAAGGCTGATGGCGGCGCAATTGATCGCGCAGAAACCAAAACCACACTGAAGAACTCAGTGAAGCCTTTTGTGAAGACCAAGATGGTTGATGGCGATCACAAAGACAAGGCGCATGGTACTGGTGAGGTTGTAGAAGGCAAACCAGCCGGATACAAGCATGGTGGTCATCATGAGCATCACAAGCATCATGCGCACGGCGGCAAAGTCCATCACATCTCAGGTCATCCTGTAGGCTCACATGAGCACCACAAGCACATGGCAAAGCATCACGCCAAGAAGCATGCTGAAGGCGGCTCTTCGCATCACAAGAAGATGTGTGAACACCATAAGCACCAAGCCAAGATGTGCAAAGGCGGTAGCTATGCTACTGGCGGCTCTATTCCCTCTGAAACCAATGAGAAAATGAACAAAGGCATGATGAAGTTCAAAGATACCATTGAGGGTAATGAGCACGACTTTGAAAACACAGAAATGCACACCGCAAAACCTGACCATGCACATGGCACAGGTGGTGTGAAGATGGGTAATGGAGGCGGTTACAAGCATGGCGGTAAAACCCATCACAAAATGCATCACAAGGCAGACGGTGGCGCAATTGACAAGTACGAAACGCGCACTACTGTTGAGGGTGGAAACTGGGAAAATCGTGCTGCTAACACCTCAAAGCCTGGCAAGAGCAACACGAAGACCGGAGAAGTAAAAGAAGCGAATGCCGGTGGCTATAAGCATGGAGGTCATCACCATGCAAAAAAGCACTACGCCACGGGCGGTAACGTAGTTGACGACGGCAAGCCAACACATATGCCGCGTAAACCCGTCAGCCGTCCCGTGGCTAACAGCTTGCAGTCAGGTACTTTCAAGAAGGGTGGTGTTGCAAAAAAGTTTGATGGGGGAGGATCAGCAGGTACCGATAATCCCCCAGCAGATGTCATGGATCAGTACCAGACCATGAAAGCAAACAAGGAATACCAGAATTATCAACAGAACAAGGCGGCCGAGAAGTCACAACCTGGCCCAATTGACAGAATGATTAATTATTTTACTGGTAGTTCTACACCGCCTGCAGGAAGTGTAACCAAAACCACAAAATCGGTTACGGTTACGCCGAAAAAACGTGGTGGTCGTACAAAGTAAACAGCGGGGGCTACGGCCCCTGCTTTCCTTAGGGGAAAAGCATGCAGCCACAAGTTTATAGCATCACAGGGACAGGTTCTACGCACCCTTTCGTTGTAAACACCAACACAACTCCAGTCAACATCGGAATTGCAGTTGTTGTCAGCGGCACCGTAAATTACACCGTGCAGCACACGTTTGACTCACCCGGCGGCGCACAGCCTTACGTATCACAGCCTGGTTTCACAACTTGGTTTGATGATGCGACTTTGGCTGCGCAAACAACGACTAAGCAAACAAGCATTCTGTATCCTGTAACGGGACTGCGTTTAGTCGTTAATTCTGGTACGGGTACAGCCACTATGACAGTCGTCCAATCTGGGATTGCATAATGCCTCTCATCAAATCCAAATCAGAGAAAGCGTTTAAAACCAACATTAAACGTGAAATCGAGGCGGGTAAACCGCAAAAGCAGGCTGTGGCTATTGCGTATGATGTAAAACGACACGCTCATAAAGCAGATGGGGGCGGCTTGTATGCCAATATTCATGCAAAACAGGAGAGGATAGCTCATGGATCTAAAGAACATATGCGGAAACCTGGTAGCAAAGGTGCTCCGACTGCTGAAGCGTTCAAAAAATCAGCCCTCACCGCAAAACACGCCGAAGGTGGACCCTCCCTCGCAATAGGTCGTGGTGAAAAGCGCCCTGTAAGCGAAGGTGCGGGTTTAACCAAAAAAGGCCGCGAGAAATACAATCGTGAGACTGGATCGCACTTAAAAGCCCCTCAACCAGAGGGTGGAGCTCGCAAAAAATCATTCTGTGCACGTATGTCAGGCGTTGTTAAGCATGCATCTGGTGATGCACCAAGAGCAAAAGCCTCATTGCGTAAATGGAAATGCTCAGGATGGTGAGGTGATTTATGGCTTACAGTGGAACTGTAGGGCAGACGGTCGTTTCTGTACAGAATTTCATCGACCAAGGAGCTCGTTTAGCCGGAAAACTGGCTGAAGAGCTCACGAATGAGCAAGTACAAGGCTCGAAGCAAGCCCTTTTTTTCATTTTAAGCAACCTGATCAATCAGGGTATTAACTATTGGGCCATTGAAGAGAAAGTTTATGGCCTAAATCCTGATCAATTTGAATATTTACTGCCACTCGGTGGTGTTGATGTCTTAAATGCGCTGTATCGTAGACTCCAAAGACCCTCTGGAAGCCCCATAGGAAGCTCAGGAAACGTCGGATTAGCCTTTGACAATGACATACTTACCTCAGACGCCCAATCAGCTCCAAACGGCTATATTGGCATTATCTATGGCCCTAATAGTCCAATTTACGCTGGTTCAATTGGTATTTATCCTGCTGTTTCAGGACAGTTTCACATCCTTTTAGAGTACACACTAGACGGTACGAACTGGCAGTTGCTTCAAAATACGGGTGTCACAACATGGGTCAAGGGTACATGGTTGTGGTATCAGATTGATCCAGGCGTTACTGCAGCGGGATACCGTATGCGGGAAACAGGCGGCAACACATTAAACGTGGCTGAGTTCTTTGTGGGCAATCTGTCTACAGAGGTGACGATGGCGCGTCTAAACCGCGACGACTATACAAACCTACCAAACAAGAATTTCACAGCAAACCAGCCCTATCAATACTGGTTTAATCGCACCATTCCACAGGCTAGGATAACCTTGTGGCCTACTCCGTCAGATCCGTTTGTACAGATGACTATCTGGTACTCGCGTCAGATCATGGATGTTGGTGATTTAAGTGGTCAACTCGAGATTCCACAGCGTTGGAATCAGGCAATTCAATTTTTACTGGCTCACCAGATGAGCATGATATTGCCTGGCATCCAAGTTGATCGTATTACGTACTTGCAAGGTCTTGCAGATCAATACTTCATCATGGCAGAGAACGAAGAGCGCGATAAGTCGCCGATCTACTTTGCTCCGAATATCAGCGTTTACACGAGGTAAGTATGCCTCGATTTCTAAATACTGAAGGCAATGCTTTAATTGCGATCTTCATATGTGATCGCTGTAAAATGAAGAGAGCAATTATTGAAGCAATGCCTGATCCCAACTTCCCGGGACTCAAGGTATGTCAGCAAGGATGCGCGGATCAAAAAGATCCATATCGCTTGCCGGCACGTAAGACAGAACGCATCACTTTGCAGTTTCCGCGACCTGATGTTAGCGTTGCGACCGATGATAGTGCATTACTGACCACCGGTTTACAGCAGTACGACATTAGCACCGAGCAGAACATCCAAACACCTGAGCAAAACGGCAACAATGACATAATTTCACCGAATTATGTCAACGTAAACAATCCATCTGACTACAGTTTAGGCGGCGACTAAAATGGCACAATTAACGATCACACAACTTCCTGTAGCTGGGCCGCTAACCGGTACTGAGGCTCTAGCTATTGTTCAGAATGGTGTAACGGTGCAGACGACCGCTTTTGCGGTTTCTGAAGCCGGGGATATGAACTATCCATTCTTAATGGTTGGATCGGCGTCTGGACTACCAGATGCGCGTTATTTAAGTGTGTCATCAGGTCTAAGCCTGACCGACGCTGGTGCGGGTGGAACGCTCACAATTGGTTTAACAGGTACAGTCCCTGCATTGAATGCTAACGGTGTAGGCATTCAAGTAAAGACTGGCATCAACACCATGACCAATGTGCAATTGGCTGTTGGTAATGGTTTGACGATTACAAATGCCAACGGAACAACTGGCAATCCAACGATTAATTTAGGCACCTTGCTGACCAATTTTGTGAATTTGGGCGGCACGGGCTTCTTAGGTTTGCAGTCAGGCAACCTTGTTAAGCTTTCTATTCAAGGCACTACGTACCAAATTAATGTAGCAAACGGTAATGGATCATCAAATCCTATTATCAGTTTAGCTCCAAATACCGTCATACCTGGCGCACAGGCTATGACCATTCCCACGGGTCTGACATCACAGCGTCCTGCTATGAGCTCGTTCGGTATGATCCGCGCGAACTCAACAACAGGAAACATTGAAGCGTATGTAAATAGCGACTGGTTCCCAATTACCGGTGGTAGTGGGGGATCAGGAACGCCAGGCGCATCTGGTTTCTCAGGCTATTCAGGATTTTCAGGCTATAGCGGTTTAGGTCTAAGCGGATATAGCGGTAAGTCTGGTTACAGCGGTTTATCTGGTTTTTCTGGCAACATGGGCTTGTCTGGATTCAGCGGTTATTCCGGCTCAGGAGTTTCTGGTTATTCTGGATTTAGTGGTGCAGGAACAAGCGGTTACAGTGGATTCTCAGGATATTCAGGTTCAAATGGTGTATCAGGATATTCAGGTTTTAGCGGCGTCAATGGTCAATCTGGTACATCCGGATATTCAGGTGCATCAGGATATAGCGGCGTAGGCGTATCTGGTTTCTCTGGTTACAGCGGATCAGGTGCATCTGGTTATTCAGGTTTCTCAGGATATAGCGGTGCATACGGTCTGAGCGGTGTTTCTGGTTTCTCAGGTGCATCTGGTTTCTCAGGCGCGACAGGAACATCAGGATATTCAGGTCAAAATGGCGCAGATGGCGCATCCGGATTCTCAGGATTTAGTGGTTTTAGTGGCGAAGGAACTAGCGGTTTCTCTGGTTACTCCGGTGCAGGAACATCAGGTTATTCTGGTTATTCAGGACAAGACGGGCAGTCAGGATATTCAGGACAGGACGGTCAGTCTGGATATTCTGGGCAAGATGGGCAATCTGGCTATTCTGGCTTTTCAGGACAAGATGGTTTGTCAGGTTACTCAGGCCAAGATGGACAATCAGGCTATTCCGGTCAAGATGGCCTGTCTGGATATTCAGGGCAAGACGGACAGTCTGGTTACAGTGGTCAAGATGGACAGTCAGGATTTTCTGGCTATTCAGGTTTAGACGGTCAGTCAGGTTATTCCGGTCAAGACGGACAATCTGGATTCTCTGGATTCTCCGGACAAGATGGACTGTCTGGTTATTCAGGACAAGACGGTGCGTCTGGTTTCTCTGGATATTCTGGTTTAGATGGTCAATCCGGTTACTCTGGTCAAGACGGCCAATCAGGATTTAGCGGATACTCAGGACAAGACGGATTATCAGGATTCAGTGGCTATTCTGGACAAGATGGATTGTCCGGTTTCTCTGGTTACTCAGGGCAAGACGGCCAGTCCGGTTTCTCTGGATTTAGC